CACCTTGTCTGGTCAAGTTTCTATCCGTTGGATTGAAAACAAGATGAATGCCTATCTTAATAAGATTCTAAAAACAGACGGAGTAGATTATGTTATTGCTTCAGATACTGATTCTATTTACCTTAATATGGGTCCTTTGGTTGAAAGTGTATACAAGGGAAGAGAGAAAACTACTCAAAGCATTGTTTCGTTCCTTGATAAGGTCTGTCAGGTGGAATTTGAAAAGTATATTGAAGGTTGCTACCAAGAACTGGCGACCTATGTGAACGCATACGACCAGAAGATGCAGATGAAGCGTGAAAACATTGCCGAGCGTGGAATCTGGACTGCCAAAAAGCGTTATATTCTTAATGTCTGGGATAGTGAAGGTGTTCGTTATGAAGAACCCAAACTCAAGATGATGGGTATTGAGGCAGTTAAGTCTTCTACTCCCGCCCCTTGTCGTAAAATGATTAAGGATGGACTCAAACTGATGATGAGCGGCACCGAAGAAGATGTGATTAACTTTATTGATAAGTGCCGTGAAGAGTTTAAGAGTCTTCCGCCAGAAGAGATTGCTTTTCCAAGAACTGCGTCTGATGTTCGTAAATATCATTCAGCATCTGGTATTTACAACAAAGGAACACCCATTCATATTCGTGGAGCACTTCTCTTTAATCATTATATAAGGGAGAAAAAACTTACAAATAAGTATTCACTCATTGCAAACGGTGAGAAGATTAAGTTTGTTTATTTGAAAAAACCGAATATTATTCAGGAGAATATTATTTCTTTTATTCAAGACTTTCCCAAAGAACTTGGTCTTGACAAATACATCGACTATGAATTACAATTTGAAAAGAGTTTTGTAGAACCACTCAAATCTATCCTTGATTCCATTGGATGGAATGTGGAAAAAACCGTAAACCTTGATTTATTTTTTTCCTAATGGATTTGCCTATTAATGATAAAGAACTGAATACTATCGTAAAAGCACTTGGTTTTGGTGGAGATGCGGCTCTTTATCATAAACTCAAATTAGTGAAAGAACTTAAAGAGCAAGGTTTGCCTTATAAAAAAATTCTTCGTGAAGAATATGGTATATTAGCATGATAGAACTCCCTATAAATGAAAAAGAGTTGGAAACAATTATGAAACTTTTAAAGGGATCTCAACCCTCTCTCTATGCTAAACTTTGGGGATATAAAATAAATTATTTGAACAAGGAGAAAAAAGATGGACTTTCTTAAAGATATTGTAAAAGAAATCGGTGGTGAATATACGCAACTTGCCTCTGATATTGATGAGACGGAGACTTATGTTGATACGGGTTCTTACATTTTTAATGCACTGGTTTCAGGTAGCATATTTGGTGGGGTATCTGGGAATAAGATTACTGCTATTGCTGGAGAATCTTCTACTGGAAAGACTTTTTTCTCTCTCGCCGTTGTTAAGAACTTTCTTAATACTCATTCCAATGGTTACTGTCTCTACTTTGACACTGAGGCTGCTATCACTAAATCCCTTTTAGAATCACGTGGAATTGATACTTCTCGTCTTGTAGTTGTCAATGTTGTTACTGTTGAAGAGTTCCGTGGAAAAGCACTTAAAGCAGTAGATTTGTATATGAAAAAACCTGAAGCAGAACGCAATCCCTGCATGTTTGTGTTAGATTCTCTGGGTATGCTTTCTACAAGTAAAGAAATCAACGATGCCTTAAATGATAAAGAAGTTCGTGACATGACTAAATCACAACTTATTAAAGGAGCATTTCGTATGCTTACCCTCAAATTGGGACAAGCAAATATTCCAATGATTGTAACGAATCATACTTATGATGTTATCGGTGCTTATGTTCCTACAAAGGAGATGGGTGGTGGTAGTGGTCTTAAATATGCTGCTTCTACCATTATTCATCTATCAAAGAAAAAAGAGAAGGATGGAACAGAAGTTGTTGGAAACATTATCAAAGCAAAGACTGCTAAGTCGCGTCTAAGTAAGGAGAACCAGGAAGTTGAAATCCGTTTATTTTATGATGAGCGTGGTCTTGATCGTTATTATGGTCTTCTGGAACTCGGAGAACTCGGCGGACTCTGGAAAAATGTTGCGGGGCGTTATGAAATGGATGGTAAGAAAATTTACGGAAAGGAAATTCTTAAAAACCCACAGCAATATTTCACTGAAGAAGTAATGGAAAAACTTGATGTGATTGCTAAAGGTGAATTTTCTTATGGTTGAACTTCGGGATTTAATTCATATCCATGATAATTCTTTAGAACCAAATGTTTGTGATTTTTTGATTTCTTTGTTTGAGCAATGTTCAGATAAGCATGAAAGGTATGACAATGATGGAAAACCAAATTTTACACAATTTAATCTGACGGAAAATCGTAATTTGACCGAAGAAGTAAATCAAGTTCATAATCATATCATCAAAAAAATTTTTGAACATCGTGATAATTATTACGAGTTTGTAGATAAAAGAGTATTTCCTGAAGAACATGCTCTCGAACAATTTAGGATTAAGAAGTATAATCCTGGTGGTAGTGATTGGTTTGATACTCACGTAGATGTTACCAATCATGAATCCGCAAGAAGATTTTTATCTTTTATGTGGTATTTAAATGATGTCGAATCTGGAGGAAATACAGTTTTTGATGATGTGATTATCAAACCAAAAAAAGGAACACTTTTAGTGTTTCCTCCACTTTGGATGTACCCACATCGTGGAGAACCACCTTTATCTGGACCAAAGTATATTATGAGTGCCTATTTGCATTATAAGTAATGGAACGAATTGAACAAACAATCTTACGAAATTTAGTTTTTAATGAAGAATACTCGCGCAAAGTCATACCTTTTATTCAACCAGATTATTTTGAGCAAAAGGCAGAAAAAGTCATTTTTGAAGAGATTGTTCAATTCATTGTTAAATATGGTTCAGCAATCACAATTGAAGCACTCAACATTGAGGTAGAGAATCGCACTGATCTTAATGAAACTGAAGTTAAAGAAATCCGAGAAATCAATGCCTCTTTGAATGATGCTCCTGTAGAAAAGCAATGGTTACTTGATACTACTGAAAAGTGGTGTCGTGATCGTGCGATTTATCTGGCACTTATGGAGTCAATTCATATTGCTGATGGAAATAATGAAAAAAAGAATCGGGATGCGATTCCAAGCATTCTTTCCGATGCTCTTGCTGTAAGTTTTGATAATAATATTGGACATGATTATCTTCAGAACTATGAGGAGCGATATGAGTTTTATCACCGTAAAGAAGATAAGATCGAGTTTGATCTGGAATATTTCAACAAAATCACGAAAGGTGGTCTTCCTAACAAGACTCTCAATATTGCTCTCGCTGGGACGGGTGTTGGGAAATCGCTATTCATGTGTCATGTGGCTAGTTCCGTCTTATTGCAAGGCAGGTCCGTTCTCTATATCACTCTTGAAATGGCGGAAGAGCGAATTGCAGAAAGAATTGATGCAAACCTTCTCAATGTCCCGATTCAGCAACTGGTTGATCTTCCACGCTCAACATTTGAAAACAAAGTAAATAGTATTGCGAAGAAGACACAAGGTTCTTTGGTAATCAAAGAATATCCAACTGCTTCTGCTCACTCAGGACATTTCAAGGCACTTCTCAATGAACTTGCTCTTAAGAAATCATTTCGACCTGATATTATTTTCATTGATTACCTTAATATATGTGCTTCCAGTAGATATAAGTCGAACCTTTCTGTCAATTCATATTCGTATATTAAAGCAATTGCTGAGGAACTTAGGGGACTCGCCGTCGAGTTTAACGTCCCAATTGTCTCCGCTACTCAGACCACTCGTTCAGGTTTTGGTTCTTCTGATGTTGAACTTACTGATACTTCTGAGTCCTTTGGTCTTCCTGCTACTGCTGATCTTATGTTTGCCCTTATTAGCACTGAAGAGTTGGAACAGTTGGGGCAGATTATGGTAAAACAATTGAAGAATAGATATAATGATCCCACAATTTACAAGCGTTTTATTGTAGGAATTGACCGTGCCAAAATGCGTCTTTATGATTGCGAACAAACGGCACAAAAAGATATACTTGACTCCGGAAACGAAGAAGAGTATAATGATACAGAGGAAAAGAAACCTAAAAAATCATTTGAGGGATTTAAGTTTTAATGGAAACTGCAAAACAAGTTAATTTTAATAAGTATGCCGAATTCGTAGATGCGGTCACAAGTGACGCATCTAAAGATTTTCTTGCTCTTTCAGATCGTTTGGTCCAACTGGATGAGAAAGGTGCTAATATTGAGCGTCTGCTTACTGCAGGGGTTGGGATCAATGCTGAAGGTGGGGAATTCCTTGAGATTATTAAGAAAATGATTTTTCAAGGAAAACCATATAATGAAGACAACCGTGAGCACCTGATTATTGAACTGGGTGATATTATGTGGTATGTTGCTCAAGCGTGTATTGCACTTGACGTGACTCTTGATGATGTAGTTGCTCGTAATGTTCAAAAACTTCTCAAGCGTTATCCTGAGGGTGCTTTTGATGTTTACTTTTCCGAAAACCGTGCTGCTGACGACCGATGACTATTTCAATTTCTAAGAAAAGAAAAAGACCAACAGTTGAACAACTACAAGAAAAATATCCTAATTTTTCTAATGAATTCAATAAACATTGGAGACCTATTTTGAAAAAAACTCTTTCCGACCAAGAAAGAAGAAATTCAAATAGCAAGTCTCTGCGAGGAATTAAAGAGATTGCTAAATCTCATTTTACGTTTTATCTTGAAAATGATGAATGGGATAAGGTAGTTGATATGATTTCGCAACGATTTAAAAATAATAAAATGCATGAAACTTGGGATGAATGGAGAGAAAAACTTCCAAACATTTTTAAAGAGCAAAAAATTGGAAGACTTTATTTTACTGAAGACAACGGTGAAATAAAAGTCGGTAGTATTGAGCAAACAAACAAAGAAACTGGATGTGCTGTTATTATTATTCAGCATAATAATTTTAGAAGTGAATATACCAATGTTCCCGCTGATGTGGCTTTAACTATTAATTCTGAACTATCAAAATCCCTGGCTTAATAACTAATGACTAAAGATAAAAAAGTAACAATCAAAATGGATGTTCGTTCTGCTGCCGCAGTCCGTCAAGTTTTGTTTGATTCGCAGAAAGGATATACTTATGATAAAGTAAGTGTTCCTCCTCGCATTTCTGATATTCGTACTGTTATTCAAAACATTGATAATAGTATTGATGAAATCTTAAACGTAAACTAAATATTTTAAAAAATGTCTTTGATTGGCAAAAGAAAAGGAAGACCCACTACAAGAATACAGTTTGATGCTCTTCTCAAAAGATTTTTAGTTTTCCTTAAAAGAGAGCTTCGTTTGACATATGATATTCCATATGTCTTAATAGAGGACTCTGATTTTGCAAAGAATAATAAGACTTTTGGAATGATGAATGAAAATATACTTTATATTAGTATAGTTAATCGTCATCCTATAGATATTTTAAGAACATTCTCTCACGAATTTGTTCATTATAAACAAGTAATGGATGGTAAAAAGATTAGTTCTCATCCTGGAAGTCCTGCTGAAAATGAAGCAAATGCTAAAGCAGGTGAGATTATGAGAAAGTATGGGAGACTTCATCCAGAATTATTTGACCTTATGCCACTTCGGTGATATAATGGTTTTACTGGGGAATTAGTTAAACGGTATAACGGGTGCTTTGCAAGCACTTATTAGGAGTTCGATTCTCCTATTCTCCATTTGTTTTAAAACCTAAATAATTAGAAGTACGGGCCCGTGTGTATTTTTGGATACATATGAAAAAATTTTCACAATTTATTAGCGAAACAAATCTTGCGTTACTGCAAGCAAAAAGATTAAATCTTGCACCAGACGAGCATGGTGGATTTTATAATAAAAAAACGGGAGAATTTACTGCAAAAAGTATAGGTGGTAGATTAGTATTTTTTAATAAAAGACAAAAAGTTGGGCAACAAGATCCAAGACAAACTGAAAGAGATAAGAGATTATCTTATTCAACTTATGAATTTGCTGAACAGGAATTAAGAGAAAAATATATTGCTAAGGAAATATTTAACGAGGGTGATATTGTAGAAAGTTTGACTAATGGTATGATTGGGAAAATTATTAGAAGAGGAACAAATCATCTCATATGTGTGACTGAAGATAATGTTATGTTTAAATCTTGGATTAAAGATGTTAGAGAAGCATATAGTGAAAAAAGTATGCCAAGTAAATTTAGAGATACTATTCACCCAAATACCTTAGTTGGTACTGATGGGTATTTAAAAAATGTAATTGAAAAAACTCCAGGTTCCTTAGATTATAATTTAGATTTGATAGGAGTTGGTGCAAAAAAATTCATAAATAAGTATAAAAGAAAGTAAGGTCAGATTTTTTCTCCCATGAAAAGTAATAATCTTAAAGAAAGTGGTGTTCCTACAGTTCATCGTGGACATGCTGCAGGTTCAAACGCTATAGAAAAAGCAGCTTCTCAACTTGTTTCTGATACAAAATACAAAGTAAATCAAGAGTTGGGTCCAAATACGAATTTAAATCCTGCACAAGTGGCACAAAAATATCTGCAAAAACTTAGTTCATCTTCTGCTCCACAATCTGTTAAAGCACTTGCAAGAAAAAAATTAATGGGTGAAGAGCATATTTTGAGTGTTAAGCAATCTGCACAAGATTCTATAATTGAAGTTTTGGGTAAAGTTTTTGTCAATGAATCTGACAAGAAAAAAGTTTGGATTGTTGTAACTGATAAAAAAACTGGAAATAGGTATCGCCGTCCTTTAGATCCAGAAACTGCTAATTCTAAAATTGCCGAACTGCGTTCAAATCCAAATATTCAATCTGTTGAAAGAACTCATTATACAAGTGGTGGGATGGGAGATCCTCAGGGGCAAAAAACTGCAAAAGTTAAGGCAGGTAAAGGTTTAGATCCAGTTGGGAAAGAAGATTCTGATGTAAATAATAATGGTATTAAAAATGATAAATCTGATAAGTATCTTTTAAAGCGTCGTGCTGCAGTTGGAAATGCTATTGCATCCAGAGCAACTCAAAAAGAAGAATTTATTGGAGAAGTTAAAAAAACTCAAAAAAATAAAACCGTCACAGGAAAAGGAGTTAATAATTATAAAGATGGAGTTGTTAAAGTTTTTCCTACAGTAAGAGAAGAAATTTCAACAGATCCCCGTATGGAAAGAAAACAACTTTCAATTTTGCAGCAGTTTCAAAATAAAGAGAGACAGTTAAATCAGCAAAAACTTGCGGCGCAAAAAGCAGGTAAAATTCCAGTTGGTTCGGTTCAAATGGATTCATATGAATTAGAAGGTCAATCTCTTTCTGAAAAATCATTAAGTGTGAATCAGCAACAGGCTGCAGGTGCTGCTCTTGCTGCCAAAAGAGGTGAAATTGACCCATCAGAATTGAAAGGTTCATCTTTACAGATGTATAAGTCTATGACTGAAAAACAACTTCGTGATTTTGCCAAAACCAAGCACAAGGGTCTTCCAGAAAAAGTTGACGAATCAAATTGTGGGTGTGAAGATGAGGAGACACCAAAATTGAAAAAAAGTGAGGGTGGTGTAGAAGATCCAAGAGGAATTCCAACCAAAGTTAATTTGGTAAAGAATAAGTTAAGAGCAATGGGTCTTAAAATGTCTTATGAACCAAAAGGTGAAGTTCTTGGTGAAGGTCCAGAAGACGGAGTAAACGATGAAAGACTTATGAGAGGTGGAGTTGGTGCCGGTAGAGGTTCTTCTCGTCCATCTACTGGACCATCAAAACCATATGATCCCAAAAAGACTGCGGAAAATAATAAAAAAGCATTAGATATTGTAAGACAATCAATCATTGCTAAGCACGGTAAAGGTTCGTTAATGTAATAAATAGGACGGGATACTCTTTATACGGAGGACATCATGGGCGCAGTAGTAGCGGTTGTAAAACCAATTCTTCTACAGATTGCTACACATCCAGCGGTTAAAAATCTTGTTATTTCTCTTCTTGAGAAGTATGTAGATTCTACAGATAATAGTATTGATAATGAAATTCTTAAGGTTGTTAAAGAACTCCTCTTTAAACCACAAGTATGATTACCTGTTTTGTAATTAACTGGGGAGTAACTATTGTTTTTGGTCTATTATTAACTGCCTCTGAGTGGTTGGCAAAAACAAAAAAATTTGAGGAGAACGGGTTACTTGATTTAACTACAAATTTTCTAACATTAGTTTTACGTAAAGGAGACAAAAATTAAAGGT